CAGGCTCAGATTGATCAAGCTTTACTCGAGGTTAACTTTAACGCTTGGACAGTGCTTTATGATGATGTTGAACCTGTACTTGAAGATATAGCCCAGTATAGCAGCGCAAGGGCTTTGGTGCAGGTTGAGGTTGAAGATCAGGACATAACAAACCTTGCTAATGAGAAGTCAATTGCATGGGCACAGGATAGAGCTGCTAGCATGGTAGGCATGAAAATGGTTGATGATGAGTTAGTTGATAACCCTAATGCTAAGTGGGCGATCACAGAAAGCACAAGGGATTATTTAAGAAGTTCCGTAACGCAAGCAGTTGAGGAAGGTTGGTCCACTAAGCAACTGGCAACGGAAATCACTGGGGGCGCTGCTTTTGATAATAGCCGTGCTGATATGGTAGCAAGAACAGAAATCATTAATGCAGATGTGCAGGGTCGCTTGATCGGATATCAAGAGTCAGGTGTTGTAGAGGGGAAACAGTCTATTATGTCAGACCTTCACGATGATGACGACGAGTGCGACGATAATGCTGATGCTGGTGTTATTGCGTTAGATGATGCTTTTCCAAGCGGTGATGATGCCCCGCCATATCATCCTCGTTGTTGCTGTGATATTTTGCCAATTATTAATATGCCAGACGATGGCGATCAAGGAGGTGATGACGATTAATGTCTAAGCTATACGCCCGAATATCGAAAGTAGACGAGCAAAAAAGGTTAGTCTATGGTGTAGCCTCAGCGGAAGAAGTAGACGCCGCTAATGAGGTTTTTGACTATGATGGTAGCAAACCTTATATCCAGAAGTGGTCAGAGTCTTACATGGAAAAGACCGACGGTTTAAGTGCGGGCAATTTACGGTCCATGCACAAGGCCGTCAGTGCAGGTAAGCTCATGGAAGTTACATTCGACGATATTAATAAAATTGTTCATGTAGTGGCCAAGGTCGTTGATGATGCCGAATGGACGAAAGTACTTGAAGGTGTTTACACCGGCTTTAGCTTTGGAGGTCGCGCAGTTAGGAAGTGGTTAGACACTGGCCTTTCAGCAATGCGGTATATTTTGAACCCTAATGAATTGTCCCTGGCTGACTCGCCTTGTGTGAAGTCGGCTATTTTCTATGAAGTTGTGAAGATTGATGGCACGACAGAAAGACGTGAACACAAAGCAATGGCAGTGATAGGGGGTGAAAACTTGAAAAGAAACATTCTTAAAATTGGAGATGCCAACGACATCCAAAAAGGGCTTTATTCCGTGAAAAGTCTAGCTGGATTATTGCAGGACTTGCAATACTTGCAAAGTGACGTAGCTTACGAGGCACAGTATGAGGGTGATGAAAGCCCCTTACCTGGCAAGCTGAAAGGTCTAGCAGTAGAAATGGCTCAGATATTGGCTGAGATGGTTACTGAGGAAACCAATGAGCTAATTGAAACCATGAAAACAGAGATGGCCAATGATATTCAAAAAGCTGGTGCCAGAAATTCAAAGGCAGATCAAAGTAAATTACAAACCATGCACGACCATGCAGTGTCATTGGGTGCAAAATGTGAAGGAGGAGTAAGCAAAGTGATAACAATTGAGGATTTAAATGGCAATACAGTTGCCAAAACTGCAGGAATGTCCGACATAGAAAAAACAAATTTAGTGGCTGCTCTCAACAGGGAGTTAGAACCGGTTCAGAAAATGGTAGAGGCCTTCGGTGATATTCAAAAGGCTATAGGTGCTATTACCACAATTGATGAACGTCTGGCCAAGATTGAAAAAATGGAATTGCCGCCAAAGGCCTCTGCGACAAGTGTCCCAGTGACCAAAACCGAAGATTCAGCAAATCCAGAACCAAAGAAACCAGGTGTTGATGTTAACGAATTAATTTCTAAGATTACCGCAGGCATGAATATTTAAATAAATTATTGGAGGATCACAACATGGGTAATATCAATATCATTACAAACCGCGACGGTTTACTCGGTCAAACAGCCGACACGTTGCGCCAAACAAACCAGGTATTTAAAGCTTTACTTGCTGATGAAATGGCAAACGAGGTAAGAAAGGCCAATACTACCACAGGTATTAATACTTCTACTGGCCTTGTATGGTACGACCTGCAAGCAGGGGCGAAACTACTATATCCTGTATTAACTCCGCTACGGAATGAGATTCCAAGGGTTATGGGTGATGGTGGTACAGCTACAAACTGGAAGGCTATCACAGGCATTAACGTTGGCCGTGTATCAATCGGCGTAAGTGAAGGCAATCGTAATGCTGCTATGCAAACCACTGAACAAGATTACCTTGCTAAGTACGCAACTATTGGTCTTGAAAACTTTGTAACCTTTGAAGGCGACGAAGCAGCAGGTAAGTTTGATGATTCCAAGTCTTTGGCGTCCCGTACTCTTTTACAAGCGATGATGATCGGTGAAGAGGGCGTTATCATTGGTGGTAATGCAAGTCTTGCCCTGGGCACTACGCCTACGCCTGCAGTAGCGGCCATTGGCTCAGGTGGCACAATCCCGACAGCTACAGTGGTTAGTGTTATATGCGCAGCCCTTACCTATGATGGCTATGTTAATGGATCTGTAAGTGCTGGTATTATTGCTTCTGTAACTCGTACTAATGCCGATAGCTCACAAGATACTTTTGGCGGCGGGGTTGCTCAGAAGTCTGCAGGTGCTAATGTAACGACCGCGGCGGCAAGTTCTAGCGTTTCCGCAGTAGTTGGGACACCTGTTAAGGGTGCTGTTGCTTATGCTTGGTTCTGGGGTACTGTTGGCAATGAAACTCTTGGAGCAATCACGACTATCAATAGCGTATTGATTACAACTGCAGTTGGTTCCGGTACTCAATTAGCATCATCTTTGCCTACAGCAGATAACAGTACAAATGCTCTGCTGTTTGACGGCATGATTACCCAAATTATGAAACCTGGTTCTAATTCCTATGTTTATTCGATGCCGAACGGTGCCGCTGGTACTGGTACAGGGTTAACAGCAAGTGGTGCTGGCGGTGTTACTGAAATCGATAATGCCCTCCGTAGTTTCTGGGACAACTACCGTTTGAGTCCAGAGGAAATTTTAGTAAATTCGCAAGAGTTGACTAATATCACTAAGAAGGTAATTTCTAACGGTGGTGCGCCATTATTCAGGTTCAACATTGACGGCCAGAAAGGTGAGTCTGCTGATGTTACTGTAACAGCCGGGTCGGTAGTTGGTAGTTATCTGAACCAATTTGCTCTTGGTGGCGGTACCTTAATAGCTATCAGATTACACCCTAATATTCCAGCCGGCACGATAATCTTCCGACGCAAATCATCTCCATATCCTATCAGTAACGTAACTAATATTATGGAGATCAGAACACGCCGAGATTATTACCAGGTTGCTTGGCCATTAAGAACCCGTAAATATGAATTTGGTGTATATGCATCCGAAGTGCTGGCAATCTACTTCACGCCTGCTTTTGGCATTATATCCAATATTGCAAACGCATAAGGAGGATTACCGATGAAAATGCAATCTCCTAACAACATTACTAGTATTTGCGTGGAAGGTACAACCTACACGCCAGATAAAAAAGGGCTCATTGAGGCGCAAGATGAACACGGCCAGGCGTTAATGAACTTCGGCTTTGCGCCAGTTGATGCAAGCGTAGTCATGTATACCGAACCTACCCAAGAGGATATTGATCTTGCGCATAAAGCTACGCAGGCCCTGCAATTTATTGAGGCTTGGAATAAGGATCACCCAGAAGCCCCTATAGGGCCAGGTGTAGAAGAAGCACCAGTAGTACCATTGGTGCCCATAGTACAAGATAAAGCGGGTGCATAGCTATGGCGACAGGCGATCTAACGGTATTGGGTGACGTAAAGGAATATCTAGGTATCTCGGTATCGGCTATAAAAGATGACGACTTGCTTGGGAAATTAATTTCTCAGGCAAGTGCCGTCATATCGACTTATTGCTCAATTGATTTCGTGCAAACCACATACAGCGAGCAAAGAGACGGCAATGATGCCACAAGGCTTATGCTGCAAAATTTACCCGTCAATTCCGTTAGCTCGGTTAACATCGATGGTCAGAATGTGCCGCCTGGGGGGAACTCTCAG